TGTTAGATACACTATTTTGGATAGCACTTGGTGCATTTGTTGGTTGGAATTTTCCACAACCATTCTGGGCTAAGATCATTCAAGAAAAAATTCAAACAATGCTTGCGAAAAAATAATGGCTTACTCGGATAAAGTGCTTGATCACTATGAAAATCCCAGGAATGTCGGATCTTTTGATAAGAGTGATTCTAGTATTGGTACTGGTATGGTTGGTGCACCAGCATGTGGCGATGTAATGAAATTACAGATAAAGGTTGATAATGGGATTATTACCGATGCAAAATTTAAAACTTATGGATGCGGTTCTGCTATTGCAAGTTCATCCTTGGTTACCGAGTGGGTCAAGGGTAAGACGCTACATGAAGCAGGAACAATTAAGAATTCTCAGATTGCGCAAGAACTGGCACTCCCTCCAGTCAAGATCCATTGCTCGATCCTTGCTGAAGATGCGATTAAAGCAGCGATTAACGATTACCAACTAAAGTGTGCATGCGTATGATTACCGTAACAGAATCAGCAAAAAAACAACTTGATGAAATCCTAATGGATGATGTATCAATGAAATACGTAAGAGCATTTATCTCTGGCGGTGGATGCTCTGGGTTCAATTATGGGTTTACACTTGAAGCAGATAAAGAAGAAGATGACTTTGTTATTGAAAACCTTGTAGTTGACGCCATGAGTATGCAGTACTTTGATAATGCTACGATCGATTATACAACAGACAAACTCAAAGGATCGCAGTTTGTTATATCAAACCCAAATGCAAAATCAACATGCGGTTGTGGAAGTTCGTTTAGTGTATGAAACGTCTTGCGTTGTTTATGCGCCATCCAGAATGTTCTGAAGATTGCGCTTATGCAGTGGTGCATGCTCTTTCTTCAGAGTATCAAATTCGAATATTCGAAGAAAAGGAGTTGGATGATGATAATTTCTTTGACCATCTTGATGTTATTGCTTTTCCTGGCGGTATTGGTGATAGCGACACTTATGCTAATTTCTTCACTAGAACAAGAGCGAATCGAATCGCCGAGTTCATATCAGGTGGTGGTTGCTATCTTGGTATCTGCATGGGTGCTTATTGGGCTGGAAGCAGGTACTTCGATATACTTGATGCTGTCAATCCCGTTCAATATATAAAACAACCAAACGCAGATGTCAAAAGAAGCTACGGAACTGTAGCTTCAGTCACATGGAACAATCAACCAGAGCACATGTACTTTTATGATGGGTGTGCGTTGATCGGTGATGAAACAAAATTTAAAACGATTGCTCGCTATGCCAATGGCGATCCCATGGCAATCATCCAAGGTAGAATTGGTTTGATCGGTTGCCATCTTGAAGCACCACTGTACTGGTACGAAAAGCCATGGCAGTACATCAACAAGCACTACACCCATGGCAAGCACCACACTTTGCTGCTGGACTTTGTGAATGCCCTGACTGCCCAGTAAAAATTCCCTGTAAAATCAACAACTTACAGATAACCCTACTTTTTGTAGGGTTTTTTACATTTCGCTTGACGGAAATTGGAAACTGGCGTATAATAGGGGTATGAATAGAAAAAAGAGATCTGATCGAAACCACCTGATCTATCAGCTGGGATGCTTGGAAACAGGCGATACTTATATTGGTATAACCAGCCTACGAGGTAAGCGGATCGACAAAGCACTGGCAACTCGCTGGCAACAACACCAGTATCGTGCAATGAATCAAAACAAAGATTGGACTCTTTGCAAAGCCATTCGGGCAAACAAGGACTGGGTCTGCGAAGCGATCTGCGTGGTTCGGGGTAAAGCCGAAGCGCATGCAAAGGAAGTTTCCTTAATTGATGAGATGCACCCGACCCTGAACACACTGAGGAAAACCCTCAGAAGTTGAGGGGATTACAATATTTCGCTTGACGGAAATTAGAAATTCAGGCATAATTACTTTATAGTGATTAGAAAAGGAAACGAAATGAAACAGTTAAATGCCTACATAGCCAAGAAGAATCAGTGGAATGCTATCTTCAAAGGTACGCAGTATGAGATTCAAACAGCCAAGGGTCGCCAGCGTTTGGCTGACTGCATCGATGCTGATCTCAGCCCAGAGAATTTAACCTGTGATGGTGAGTTGCCACGCAATGTCGTTCAGGCGAAGTACAATGAATTGACTGCTGTTGCACGTCAACTTAAACAGTTGGATCCCTCAGTTAAATTTTACGAATTTGAATAAGGACTAAAGATGAGAGAATTCGCATACATTAGAATCGGGCAGTTGTTCCATGTCAATGGCAACGACTACCAAAAGAAGTCTACTCGCACTGCTGTGTTGTTGACGCATGGTCGTACTTTTTACTTCAGCAAGAACGAAGTTGTTCATCCAATCGCATACTAAGGGAAACTATGAAATTACGTGCAATCATTAATGGTGTTTCTTTCTACACTACGACCACTGCTATCAAGCAACGTCGTGTAGGTGACTTTACTCTTCAGAACGATGCGTTGTACTATGCACTTCATCTGATGGGTAAACATGCAGGTATTGGCACCACTGTGCGTTACTACGACCACAAGATGAAGCAACATACGTTTGATATTCAATTGACAAAGGTTTAATCATGAGTAAAATGGCTGAGATTGATATGGAAATTCGTGAAGCATTGACTGCTCACACTGGTCCTGGAACATGGTTGTCCTGCATCGACATCGCAAAGATGATTGGTGTGCCAGTTGAGATGGTTCATCAGGTTGTTCAAGAACGATGGGACGAAACCCTTAAAGCAAATGGGGTGGCGGCATGATAGTTGTTCAGGAAACCACTAAGTGGGATTCTGTCAGCGCATTAAACCATGTATACGTTTTGTCTGATGACAAACGAACGATGATTGCTTACATCAAAGCAGGTACAAAAGAAGTAAAGAAATTTAATAAACCACTTCCATTCTATGTAAAGGGTCGCACCTTTAGGAAAATCAAATGAACATAAATACTTTTTTAAACGATTTAGCAGCAAACAATTCTCGTATCTACAAGACCGAGCAGTTGCGCAAGCATGCTGGCGATGAGACACTGCGTGAGATAGTGCGTCTGGCACTGGATCCATTCACGCAATTTTATCAGCGTAAGATTCCAGCATACAGCCGAGATCCAAAATTAAATACCATGACTCTTGGGTTTGCCATAGGACAGTTGTATGGTCTTTCGAGCAGAGAAGTAACAGGGCATGCTGCAATTGAGTTCCTTAAAAATGTTTTATCTTCTCTTGATTCAGATGATGCAAAGGTAATTGAACGCATTATCGACAAGAGTTTGGATTGTGGTGTTCAGGTATCCACTGCCAATGATGTTTGGCCAGGATTGATTAACGAATACCCATGCATGCTGTGTTCTCCCTTTGAGCAAAAGCTGATTGACAAAATTAAATTCCCTGCGTATGCGCAGATGAAGATGGATGGTATGCGCTTCAATGCTATCGTTCGTGAAGGCAAGGTAGAATTCCGCAGTCGCAATGGCAAGCAGATTCATCTGTTGGGTCATCTTGAGAAAGAATTTGCAGCACTGGCTGGCGATGTTGATTGCGTGTTTGATGGTGAGTTGCTTGTAATGCTTGAGGGTGATATACAATTCGCAGATCGTCAAACTGGTAATGGCATTTTGAACAAGGCAAACAAGGGCACGATATCGGATAAAGAAGCAGCACTGGTTCATGCCACTGTGTGGGATGTTATACCATACTTGTACTTTACCGATGGTCACTGCCCTGTTCCATATGCAACACGATTTAGTTCGCTGAGTGATTTGGTTAGCAAACAAGTATCAAAGGATAAACGAATCTGGTTGGTGTCCAGCGAGATCGTCGAGACGTATGAGAAAGCACAGGAGATCTTCAATGAGTATCTCTCGCTGGGCTACGAAGGTATCATCCTTAAAGATGGTAGTGGCGTATGGGAAGACAAACGTGCAAAGCATCAGATCAAATTCAAAGGTGAATTAGAATGTGATCTAAAGATTGTTGCCGTTGAAGAAGGTACTGGCAAGTATGCTGGTTTGCTTGGTGCCATTGTCTGTGAATCAGCTGATGGTGTTGTAAAGGTAAATGTTGGGAGTGGTTTCAATGACGCACATCGTAAGAATCTTAAAGAGAAAGATCTTCTCGGCAAGATTGTCGCTGTCAAGTACAATGCTCGTATTAAGAATAAACAAGGAGATGAAAGTTTATTTCTTCCTATCTTCGTTGAGGTACGGGATGACAAAGATGTTGCTGATACTTCAAAGGAAATAAAATGAAAAATATTGATTGGGGTCTGGTGATAATGATTGTCGGTATGACCATGATTGCGTATGCGTGGTGGTTTCTATGAACGAACGAATTAAAGAACTTGCTCTACAGGCTGGGTTTGCTATGGAGATTGGTGACCCTAACAGTCCTCCATCATGGTGGGGTGCTGGACATAATAATAGATTTGAAAAGTTCGCCGAGTTGATGACTGCTGAATTCATCGGCTTACTTGAATATGAGATTGCTATGTTGGAGAAATATAAGACTACAGCCTGCAACGATTTTGACCGCAGATGGCATGTGGGTAAGATTGTGCATTTTAATAAACTGATTGAAAAGACTAAAGACCATTTT